TTAGAAGCAACGAAAACAGAAGTGCCAGTAATTTCTATTTCTTGTGGCTCTGTATAGCCAAACTGTTTTCCATAATTTATCATATCTTAGCCCTCCTATTACATATGCGCGCGCCATTTAGCAATGTTGGCTTCATAGGTAGAATTTTTATTTGGAACATACATAATGCGGCCATTAAAGTAACGAACATTTGTGTTTATACCCATATCTGCGCTATAATGGAAAGGTCCGGCATTATCAGAAGCATTCATAGAGCCGCCAACTGCTAATAGGTTTGTTCCATTAAGAGAAGGAGTCGTCCAAAGAGCATCACCAACTGGAACGGCGCTATTCGCGCTAGAAGAACATTCAATTGGAAGGTATGCCCAATCGTAGTTAGCATCCTAGTATCCCATAGCAGATACCCAAGCTGCGGATGAAGCGGGAAGATTTATGATTAAAGAGTTATCAGATACATAAACAACTCCACCAAGTGTTGAACTATTGCCGCGAACATTCGCATTACCAACTACGCGCCATAAGCTGCCCCACGGATTTTCCATGCCGCGATAGCTAATTGCGCGAGAACCTACTGTCGTATAAGTGGTTTGTGAGCCATCCCTATCTATCACTGTAGATGTTGCCGCGCCACTAGCGTTTCCAAGATAAGAGGTAGAACCAATTATTGCGCTGCAGTCAACAGCATTATTGCGCTCTATATTAACGAGTCCTTTTTCAAAACCAACCTGACCATTCGGTGTGCCAAATTCTACCATCTCAAGCATCTGAAGAGCGGATTCGCTTTCTAATGTCGTAAGCTGCCACCCTTCGCCGCGATTTCTTGCCATTTGGCTCATTTTTTCTAGATTTAACGGCATTTTAGAACCATTAAATGGCTTCGCGCCAGTAACAGAACTAATTTTATCTAGAGAGAAGTCAACCGTGGTTTCATTATTTTTTAGATAAGCATTTTCACTAACATCAAAGACGCTTCCTTCAAAGGCGGGCAATAATACATAATCTAGTTCTTCTCCATTTGGTAATACAAATAGTGGATGAAGTTTGAAGCCGACGCGCGCGGTATCGGATAGTAGAAGACTTTCTTTTCTAATAATAGTGCCGCGGCCGCTTGGTATTTCTTTAAGGAAAGAACGCTGATAGTAGAACTTAGGCTGATAAACCATTACCTGACCATTTGAGCCATCTTCTTTATAATTACTATCTCCATAGAAAGCGGTAATAGTACCATTATCTGCAACATTACAACGCTTTCTGCCGCCATACATAGTATAGGTATCAAAGTCATGCCCTGCGCGCAACCTTGTGGCATCTTGAATGCGCTCATAAGATTTATTTTCATAGTCAACAGTGATACCAACGGTGCCTTCTGCTGTATAAGTGCCAGATTTAATTAAAGCCTGAAGGATTGCCGCTTCAGTCATTTCGCCAGCAGTAATGGTGCCATCCGGGCCAACTATTACAATATGCCCTGCCGCATCAATTCCTAGATTGCTTACGCCGCTTGCGCCGCCTCCGCTTGCTTTAATTTTATTTTCTAAAGAAGTAAGCGCGTCAGTAATTGCCTTCTGCGTCATCGCGCCATCGGTGTGAGAGCCGGTAGCGGAATATAATGTCTGCTCTGGTATTACCCATCCTTCTACGGACTTTTTCGCGCCAGAAGGAGTTGTAAGAGTTAGTTTAGAGCCATTGGCTGTTGCCGCAAGACTCAAAGCTAGTTTATCAATTTCTTCATCAATTTGCTCGGTAGAAGTGCCTTGAATTGAATCTAGTGCTGCCTGAATGCGCTCTTCTGCGGCAGAAGCATTCTCCAATGCTTGCTCTGCTGCCGCAAGAGTTTCCTATGATTTTGTATTATTTGTATTAGTCTGTTGCGTAATAGTGTCAATAGCGGCAACAGCGCTATTTGCGTTGGCTACTGCCGTTTGGGATTGCCGCGCATAAGATTCAACCTATCCTTGCGGAGTCAATGCTTTCGCAAGCATTATATCAATAATATCCATATATTATTCCTCCTTATAGCTGAACCCATTCTTTGTCAGAAGTAGCCATATAAACTTCAAGTCCGGCTGCGCCTTTAAGAACAATTGCGACAGAGCCGAGAGTTATCTATTTGGGGTCAATTGTTTGTAAGTCATCTGCTGTGTCGCAGATATGTTCGTATGTTACAACATTGTCTGCTGAACCGCGTTTAGACATTATAGTCATAATTATTCGCCTCCAACTAAAACCCAAGAGTAAGTAATATCAGTGCCAGTTTTTTGTGCCTGCAAAGTATAAGTCCCGTCAGCCTCGTCTGGTGATAGCGGCGGAATGCTTGGTAAATTGTATAAAGCATTAAGCTACGTTTCAGTTATATCCGTCTGGTTGATAGTAATTTTATTATTATTGGTGTCGATTGAAATCTAATCACCAAAATTTACTACGCCAGAGAATGTAGGACTATTGAGGTTAGCTTTAGTAGAAATGTCTTGGTGGCTTGTAATGATTGTGCCTAAATCTACTATGCCGCTACTTGGTTCTTGAACTATACCATTCATTTGTATTCCAGTTACTGTGCCTACGTTGGCGGTTGCGCCACTCGCAATTCCTGCGAGTTTATTAAAATCTGCGCTAGACATTAGGCCATTAGTACTTGCAGATGCCACTGAATAAGTAGTATCAATAGCATTTAATAGACCGGTTTCATCAATTGTCAGATTCTAACCGACTTTTATACCGCCTAGTGTGCCTGCTGTCGCTGGATTTAATGTAATGGAAAGTCCGCTTCCTATACTTCCAGTAGAAGTTATACCGGTATTGGTAGAAGTTATACTCGTAGACTAAAGATTTGCTATATAACCGTTAATGGTAGTAACTTTTCCATCAACGTATCCTTTTGTTACGCCATTATTATCCTCGGTCTATTGTTCCATATTAAGAATTAGTTTCCCAAGAATTGTTGCGTCTCCTCCGATACTTGCTGTGCCTGCTACATTTAAGGTATTAGATGCTACCTAACTATCCATTCCATTTAATTGTGCGGTTATATTACTTAGTCCTTGTTCAATATTATTAAGTGCGGCGGCAGTTAATACTTTGCCGGTTTCCCAAGAAGTTTGTTTATATTCAATTGCCATTCTCCTTTTCCTCCTTTAAAATAAGCCTAAAAGTTTTAAACTTTTAGGCATAGGTTCTATATATAGGATGTAAGATTAAGGATAATTTTAGCTGCTTATTGTATTATTTTCTAGAATTTCTTTAACTTGCTCTCGCCATTTTTTTGGCACTTCTTGAAGTGTCATTTTTTTATTAAGAATTCTTTTTACATAAATTGCGACCATACGCTCACGCTCCTGCATTTTCAAGTACTGCGACCCTATTGATTAAATTATTTACTCGGCCATCTAGTTCTGAAATTAGATTTTGTAAATTGTTAATACGAGTCTACATTTCAGCATTGTGAGTCGGGAGAGCCTTTTTTATTTCATCGGCCAATTTACTAGTTTCTGCTAATTGTTCTTCAGAACGAGAAACCAAATCAGCAATTTCTAGTAAAGCTTCTTCTTTTTCATCTATGGCCTGATAAAGTTTTTCAACATCACTTAGTAGAAATTGGCTAACCTATAATGTTAATACTACATGCCAGCCGCCATTAGTTTTTTCATAGCCAATAGATTGAAAAGATTTATAATACCATTTTGCAAGAAGATTTTCTCCTTCGTATCGTTCTATAATGGTATCAGTATTTAAAGTAAAGTATTCTTCTAGTTCGGTTAATGTTACATTCGCCATATCAAAAGCAATATGTAATGTTTCACCTTCGGTAGATACCGCCGCGTCCTATAGTTCTAAGTCGTTAATTTTAATCATAGTATCCTCCTTTATGCAGTCCGCTTCCAAATATAAACAACTAAATATGGTGACATTGTACTTAATGTGGCCTGAGTACCAGTAAAACCGTGGTTATGAGCTGTCCCGCTACCGGTTGTGCTGTTAGTACCTTCTGGAAGGTGCTGATGGGTATGGTTTACGTTTTCTGTGCCGGACCATACACTGAAATTGTGAGAATGTCCGCCAGACCCCATAACCACTGCATTTGACGTATAAAAAGATTGGTCTCCCTCACCAACTAAGTATCCTTTTGCGCCACCGCCGCCAGGAAAATATTCATATCTTGCATATCCTAAATGCTGGTGCCATCCTTGAGTATCAGTTGCGCCTTCAACCATATGCTGGTGCCACTAATTAACTCCGGTTGAATCTGTTGTTGTTCCCGTAAAAGTATGCGTATGCGCTGGCATTTCCGCTTCTGTTAAGGTATGATTGCCTACACTACCTGCAGGAGTATAACTTATAGTAGCAGAACCTGCGGTAGTCCCATTTGTATATGTATCGCCTGCACCTAACAAAAATCTATCTTTTAACTAAGTCCAAGTTGTCCCCGGAAATAACACTGATGGATTTGTATCAGTAGCAGACATATAAATTGCGCCAATTGGATATATCAAGTCTATAATTGATTTTCCATTTGTATAAATTGTATCGGTTACGCTTAAACTTCCCTATACAACCGTACTCTTTAACTAAGCAATAAGTCATTCCCCCTTATTAGAATAATAAGGGGCTTATGCCCCTTATGGGTTTCAGTAAAGCGGTCGGCGCGA